TATAATTGGAACGGAAAACGAATAGTAAACGAAATTGTTTACCGCACAGGAATGCTAAACTCAGACATCGCTAAGATACTGCCGTCAAGCGTTACTATCTACGCTGATTCCTCAGAGCCTAAATCCATCGAAGAGATACGAAGGTTTGGAAAGACAATCAAAGGCGTTACAAAGGGCAAGGATTCAATTAAGTACGGCATTGACGTAATGCAACGACAGGAGTATTTGATTACCAAGCAAAGCACAAACCTAATCAAGGAACTTAGAAGCTATTGTTGGGACGTAGATAAACACGGAGTAAGGCTAAATAACCCTGCAGGAGGCAATGACCACGCTATTGACGCACTTAGATACCACGAGATGGAGAATCTCGGCTTAAATTCAAACTATGGACAATACGCAATCCGATGAGTTGCCTCGTATGAAAGCAATCGTAGAGGAATATATCTACAAACGAACTGGCAAAAAGGTACATATTGTCTTTAACGATGTGTTCAGTATGCGTAAACACTCTCAAATGTTAGCACAAGCGTACTCTTATGTCCTTGCTCAAGAATACAAAAACGATTAATTGACTTATAACAATATGGAAATCCAAGTAAAAGTACCTACCTCACTAAATGAAATCCCACTTAAACACTATGTGGACTTTCTAAACGTGCAGAAAGGTTCTAACGATGAGGAGTTTATTGCTCAAAAAATGATTGAGATTTTCTGTGGTATCCGTTTGGCTGACGTTGCTAAGATTAAACTTACTTCGCTCAACGAAATGGTGCTACATTTTACAAATCTATTCTCGGCAAAGCCTGAGTTTAAGCAGACGTTTAAGATTGGAGATATTGAGTTTGGATTTATTCCTAATCTTGAGGAGATTTCTTTCGGTGAGTATGTTGACTTAGAGAATCACTTACAGAGTTGGGAAACGTATAACAAGGCTATGGCGGTTATGTACCGTCCTATCAAAACACGAAGCAAAGACAAGTACGAACTCCACGAATACACACCAAGCAAAGACCATCAAGAGTTAATGCAGTTCGCTCCACTTGATGTTTGTATAGCAGCATCGGTTTTTTTTTACAATTTAGGAAGCGAGTTACTGACGGCTACCCTGAATTATTTGGAGAAGAACCTGAAGAAGGACAAGAACCTGTCAACGACTTTAGCGAAACAACTCAATTTGCCAAGCGATGGGGATGGTATCAGTCAATATATGGACTCGCTAAGGGAGACGTTACTAAGTTCGATGAGATTACCAAACTTAGACTTACTAAATGTCTCACCTATCTCACCTTCGAGAAGCAAAAAAACGAAATTGAGAGAAGACAACTTGAAAGACAAATGAGAAGATGACAGGATTTTACAAAGTATTAGAATTAATTAAATGGCATTTCGATAATGACCCTATCGTAAACACAACTACGGAGGGTGACATTTTTGAAGTGGACTTAAACAAGCAGACAATCTTTCCGCTTGTACACTTAATGACCAACAACGTATCTTTTGAAACTAACGTAGTACGCTACAATCTCTCGTTGATTGCGATGGATGTAGTCAACATATCAAAAGAGGCGACTACTGATTTATTCAGAGGCAACAACAACGAGCAGGACGTATTAAACACGCAACTGGCAGTATTAAACCGCTGCTACGATATGATGCTTCACGGCAACTTGTGGGATTTAGAATTTGTAGTTGACGGCAATCCTACCTGTGAGCCATTTACGGAGAGATTTGAAAATTTTATGGCAGGATGGACAATGACATTCGATGTCTTGATTCCTAACGAGATGACCATCTGCGACACGAGCGGTTACTCACCTTTTTGTCAACCTGCAACCGTAACGAACTCAAATCAAAGTTACACGGCAACCGTAGCAAGCGGAGCGGTATTGACTTTGCCTAACGAAACTTTGAATCTACAAATAGACGGAATCCAAGTAGCATCTTCTACTTACCCACCATTAAGCAATCAAACAATAAATTTAGTATGGCAGTAACTATTAACATACCATCACAAGTAAAAACCTACGCTAATTTAGCTGCATTCCCTGCCTCAGGGAGCTTAAAAACTATTTACATAGCTGAGGACACTAACAAAACTTATCGTTGGACAGGCAGCGTTTACGTTGAGATTTCAGGTGCTGACTTTTCAGGCTATGTCCCTACGTCAAGAACCCTAACAATAAACGGAACAACTCAGGATTTATCTGCAAATAGAACGTTTACTATACCTACTGATTTAACCATAGGCACTACACCGATAGCTTCGGGTACAATAGGACGTGTATTGTTTCAAGGTACGGGGAACGTGTTGCAGCAGAGTTCGTCTTTATTTTGGGACTCAACTAACAACCGCTTGGGTATTGGTACGAGTACGCCTTCCGCAGGATATAGTATCGATGCAGTTAGCGGTATTAAATGTGCATACATTGACACAGTAGATGGTATATCTGCATCGTCTTCTACTTTTTCGATTTGGAATTTAGCTAACAACACAGGTAAACTTGTTTTTATTACACAAACATCAGCTTCACAACAAACAAGAATGACGATTGCTAACAACGGCAACGTCCTAATAAACACAACAACCGATGCAGGCTTCCGTTTAGACGTCAATGGTACTGCGAGGGTGCAGGATAACCTACTATTGACAAACGGAATTATTGCAACAAGTTCAGGAACCACAAGGCTGCAAAGCTCGTTGAATTTCTTTTCTCATCAAAGATTGGCTTCATCGGGTGCATTTGGATTTGACATAAGAAATAGTGCTGCAACACAATGTGCTTTATGGACTTACGATGCAGGAAGCGGAAATATTAATTTTGGAGGTTCTACAAGTGCAGGTGCTTTGTTGTTATCAACAAATAACGCTGAAAGATTACGGATATTCCAAACAACGGGCAACGTAGGCATCAACACCACCACAGACGCAGGCTTTAGACTTGACGTTAACGGGACTGCGAGGGTGAGTGGTGCATTGACAGTAAGTTCGGGAGGCGCTGCTATTACGGGTCAACTACAAGCAAATGGTGGTTTAAAAGCAACTGTCGTTTTAAATAACACTTTCAACACGAATGGTAATTCTCTTACTATATTTCAGTCAAGCGATGCGTTAGGCGAAGCAAGGTTTTACCAAAGCGTTTGCGCAGGTTTTGTTACAACTATCAATAGTTCAGCAATTCTACAAGCGGAATCCACAACAAAAGGCTTCCTTCCCCCACGAATGACCACAACGCAACGCAACGCTATTGCATCACCTGCAGCGGGTCTCATCGTATACGACACAACATTAAACTTGCCGCACTTTTTCAACGGCACAATTTGGGTATCACTTTAAAATAAAAATATGAAAACACAACCAACACAAGGAGTAGCAATTGAACCAGTTGTCTACCCACTAAACGCGGGAACGGCAACGCAAATGTCCGTATTAGTTCTTAACTTTACAACCGAGGCAACAACTTGCACAACGTACTGGCAGCTACTAACGGCAGACGGACTACAACTTTCGCAAGGTAACTACACTTTGACTGAAGAAGAGTTCGCAGCTTGGGGTACTGACAACAACTACGTTAACCAAGTCGTTGCTCAAGCAATCGGAGTAGTAATCCTTTAAAAACACGAATATGTTAACGCTATCAGAAAAACAAGTAAAGCAATTGGAAACGGTAATTAGTCAGATGCCTACAATGTGGGGTATTCAGATTATCAACATCCTAAACGCAAAGGACGAGGAAAACACGGATGCAGAAAGCGGAAGTACAGAAGGCGCTTGAGAGGTTTAGAGACCACGTTGTAAGCGTATCTAAACGCAACCTAACGAACTCTAAAAAGAACTCGTCTAAGAAGTTGTATAACTCTATAAAGGGAAACGTCAAGGCAATGCCTAATTCGTTCTCTATGGAGTTTACGATGGAAGACTACGGAGTGTTTCAAGATGCAGGGGTGTCAGGTACGAAGAAAAAGTATAACACCCCTTATTCTTACAAATCTAAGATGCCGCCTGCTAAGGCTTTTGATAAGTGGATAGTTCGTAAAGGACTTGCACCAAGAAAGTCGGGTGGTCAATTTACCTCACGTAAGTCGCTTGCTTTTCTGATTGCCCGAAGCGTATTTAGAAACGGAATAAAACCAAGCTTGTTTTTTACTAAACCTTTTGAAGCTGCCTACAAGAACTTACCGCAAGAACTGGTAGAGGCTTACGGACTTGACGCTATCGAATTATTCAACGAACAAATAGACCAAATTATAAAGAATGGCAACAATTAATGCAAGGAGTCCATACATCGTAACAATAAACGAAACAGGACAGATTGAGACCAAGTTAGAAATCTATCTTTGGAATGGTACAGGCTCAATGCCTGCTTCTCCTGCTTACACTTTAAGCAAGAAGATACCTTCGTCTAACAATCCTGCGACTTACTACGATGTTTCGCCATATATCCGTGAGTATATTGACCACGACACTCTACAAACCATTACAAACATTTTTACGGCTACTCCTTCAGCGCAATGGTGCAATGTAGGTTTAAAACTTTTCAAAAAGGTTACTACGTCTTTTATTCAGGTAGGTTCTACGCAAACGCATTTTGGTGTTGACGGATACGGATACTATGACGAAGGATACAATCCTGCTTTAGGTAATTACTTGCTTACTCAAGGAACTTACACTTATAACTATGATTTAGGCGGTGAGTACGGATGGTTAACTGTGTACACAGGCAGCGGAAACTCGGTCAAATACACGAACCTATCAACGGGCGTAAGCTATACTACAGGTTTAACAAATAACAGATGGGAAGATGTGCCGAGGGTGTACCCTACTTATGCTGCGGTTGGAAACAAATTAGAAATCATTGACGGAAGCGCAAACGTATTGTTCAGAGCAACTTTTGTGCCTAAAGAGGAATGTAAGTACACCCCTGTAATGGTTGACTTTGTAAATAA